TTCGATGGGTTAGATGCTGAGACAGAAAACTACATACGAAACATGTTGGCCAACAAAGAAAAAATTTCACAAACACCACGTATAACATTATCAACAATACACGGAGCAAAAGGAGGAGAAGCTGACAATGTATTACTTTTACCTGATATTACTAAGTCTGCTCTTGACCACAACGATATTGATCCAGACGAACTACACCGCCTATTCTATGTTGCTGTGACTAGAGCAAAAAAATCTTTACACATACTAGAACCAAGAAATTATGAGAGGAGTTACACAATATAATGGCCTATAAAAATAAAGAAGACGGAAGAAAACAAAATATCAGATACCTATCAACAGAAAGTGGTTTTTTAATATGCAAGTGGAATGATATTAAAAAAAGAATTTACAAAAAAGAAAAAGTTGAAAGGGCCAACGGAGATTACAGAAAGTCTGCTGGATCGCGTAAGTGTGAAAGATTAGAACACACTCTAACAAAAGAAGAATTTTTACAAGCCTGGGAAGAACACAAAGTAAAGTACGGTTGGAATTGTTATTATACAGGTAAGCCTATGAAAATAGGTAGAAAACTAGCAGTCAAGGGTGCAAAGAAAAGACACTCAACACCACCAGATCTATTATCTATTGATCGCTTTGATTCTAATCTTGGATACACAAAAGACAATATTGTATTTTGCCGTTGGGACGCTAACGATATGAAAGGTTCTATAACAATAGAGTTGTGCAAAACTATTTACAGAAAATACTTAGAGAGAATAGCTAGACCAACTAGAAGACTGTACGCAGAGGGCGGACCTGTAACAAGCATGGACTTTGGTTTGTGGGAGAGAAATAATATTAGAAGAATACAAAAACAAATAAAGGAGATGTATGAAAAAGAATGATCCAGTAAATTTTCCGGCACATTATAATAAAGGTGACATAGGTTGTATTGATGCAATTAAGTCTTGCCAAGGTGATGGTTTTAAATACTATTGTCAAGGTTCAGCGATTAAATATATTTGGCGCCACGAACACAAAGGCAAACCAATAGAAGATTTAGACAAAGCTATTTGGTTTCTGAACAAGTTAAAGGAAGAATATAAGTGAGAACACTACAGCAGCCATTATTTACACCAGAGACAGAATGGGTGCCACCAGAGAGACTACCAGATTTATCTAGTCATAGTGAAATAGCTATCGACTTAGAGACAAGAGATCCAAACCTGCTCACAATGGGATCAGGTGCGGTAAGAAGAGACGGGGAGATAGTCGGCATAGCCGTTGCGGTCGAGGGCTGGTCCGGCTATTTTCCTATAGCGCATGAAGGTGGCGGCAACATGGATCGCGCATTAGTATTAGATTGGTTTGAAGAATTATTAAACAATACCTCTACAAAAATATTTCACAATGCGATGTATGATGTGTCCTGGATTAGATCACTTGGTTTTCACATAAACGGTGGCATCATTGACACAATGATTGCTGCAAGTTTGATTGATGAGAACAGATGGAGTTTTACATTAGACTCTGTTGGTAAAGATTATATTGGCATGCGTAAGAATGAAAAACTTTTACAAGATGCTGCAAAAGACTTTGGTGTCAATCCAAAAGCAGAGATGTGGAAACTACCTGCACCATTTGTAGGTGAGTATGCAGAGAAAGATGCAGAGATCACACTGAAGTTATGGCATGCATTGCAGCATGAGATATCAAAACAAGATCTGTGGGATGTATTTAATTTAGAAACTAATTTGTTTCCATGCCTGGTCGATATGAAATTTCAAGGTGTGCGTGTAGATGTACAAAAAGCTATGTCTGTCAAGGCACAGCTACAAGAAACAGAGAAAAATTTATTACAAGATATTAATAAGTTAGCAGGATTTGACGTGGAGATCTGGGCTGCTGCATCTATTGCAAAAGCATTTGATGGTCAAAAGATTCCATACGACAGAACAGAGAAAGGCGCACCAAGCTTTACAAAAAACTTTCTTGCTACACACCCAGCTGAGCTACCAAAACTAATTAACGAGGCAAGAGAGATTAACAAAGCAAACACAACTTTTATTGATACAATACTCAAACACGAACACAACGGCCGCATACATGCAGAGATAAATCAGATACGATCTGATCAGGGTGGTACAGTGACAGGACGTTTCAGTTACAACAGTCCAAACCTACAGCAGATACCAGCACGTCACAAGCATCTGGGCCCACTGATTAGAAGTTTATTTATACCAGAAGAAGGACACAAGTGGGGTTGCTTTGACTACAGTCAACAAGAACCTAGAATACTTGTACACTTTGCATCACTGATGAGACTAGAGGGCACAGAAACTATTGTAGACGAATACAGGAGCGGCAGTGCAGACTTTCACCAGATGATTGCAGACATGGCCGGCATCGAACGTAAACAAGCAAAAACAATTAATCTTGGCATCATGTACGGCATGGGCAAGAACAAACTTATGGCAGAACTAGGATTGATGAAAGATGCTGCTGAGAAACTATTAAAAACGTATCACCAAAAAGCACCGTTTGTAAAAATGTTATCGGAGGCTGTGGCGCGACGCGCCGATGACTCTGGTAAGATTAGAACGATAGGGGGACGACTGTGCCACTTTGATATGTGGGAGCCCCATGGCTTTGGTATTAAGAAACCATTGCCACATGCTGAAGCACTTAGGGAACATGGCCCGGGGATTAAACGCGCGTTCACGTACAAAGCTTTGAACAAGTTGATCCAAGGGTCAGCTGCGGACATGACAAAATTATCCATGTTGGCTCTGTACAGAGAGGGGGTGATTCCCCATATTCAAATACATGATGAACTTGATATCTCAATATCAAGCCCTGAAAAGGCACAAAAAATTATTGATGTTATGGAGCAAGCGGTTGAGTTACAAGTCCCAAACAAAGTAGATTACGAAAAAGGAGACAACTGGGGTGACATACAGTGATGAAGATCCGGTAGAAATTACGCTAGGCATATGCCAGTCATGCGATAATTATGTCCCTTTTGTAAGATTAGTGACCGGTAAAGATGACCGGGTGTATCAGTGTCTGACATGCAAGGCGCGTCATACCCAACACGTCAACGGTAAAATTACGTTTAAGTATTTAGAGGAACTGTACTCAATAAAAAATGCCGGCAGCAAGAGATAGCCACCGGCATATGAAGGTGAGAGATATTTTTAAAATAAATTAAAATAAACTATTGTCAAATATAATATTCGCTCTATATAATCCCATATAATAATATAATAAGGAGGCAACATGCCAGACATAAGTAAATTTAAATCAGTGTCAGTATCTACAGACACACACGCAAAACTGTCTAGTCTAGCACAAAATAGATTTGAAGTGCCAGTAAGTGTGCAAAAAGTTATAGAATTTTTATTAGAGAAAGAACTAAAAAAGAGGAAAAATGGTAGATCTAACGGGAAATCACGAGGTTAAAGCCATCTGTCCCAGGTGTTTTGGGAACGGTTTTATTCGTATGCAGGCAGGCTGCGCACACCAGGTAAACTGCCCACAGTGTGATAGTCAAGGCGAAGTATGGTTGCCAGCCAATCAATGTCGTATTAATATCGAGGGTGGCACTGAACCGAAATGGATGAAAAGTGGAGAAACGATATGAGTTTAATGGAGAAACGAATAGATAACGTGCTCAAGGCCATGAGAGACGCTAAAGATTATGGTTGTAAAGTAATGTGGAATAATAAACTACAACAATTATTTGAAATTAGAGGGAGAAAAGCTTTTGAAAGACTTGAAGATCAAGCTCGAATGGTCCACTAGCGATCTGCTGGTGTGGGTAATTTTAGCTATGGGGGTAGGATTAATGATTGTAAATATCGTAACCATGGTTAATATGTATAGTGTTATTGAAACAATGTGGTTAGAGATACAACAGGTGAAAGAAACAAACAGTTCTTTGTACCAATTTATTGAGGCCCATAGAGATGACTTTAATTAAGGAGAACAAGGTGAGAAAAGAAATCCCTAACAGGATGATGAGTGCTACTTTCGCGTTACCAATCGACGAGCGTCGAGTGGTCGGCATACTAGATTATGTTGCAAGCGATACAGGCGTCACACCTATGGCTTTCTGGATCAAACTCAAACCAACAGATTCATACCTGGATAGAGAACTCAGAGCATCAGGCAAGCTGATATCCAGATGTTTACAGCACGGTGAGTCCTTGAAAGATCTCGTTGACACACTATCTCAAGATAATGTGATTGGGCAAATGGCAAACTATCTGCACAAGAACATGGAAGACATTATTTTAGGCAAACAGCCAGACAAGAAACAGCGTATGCTATCGACAGATCCATACGCGATGAAGGAGTAGCATGGTATTTTCTATACTTGGAGTCAAGGGCGGTAAATCAGTTGGCATCGGTAGAGGTGGCAAGCCTAGCTACAAGCGTAAAAAGAAAAAGAAGAAAAAGAAGAATGGAAGAGTTTGAAATAGATTGGATACCTGAGGACACAGGCGCGCCGTATGAGGCTGACGAATTGTTCTTGGATATACCAGCACACACAATAGACAAATTATGTAAAGCTAAGTTTGGACACACCAACTGGGCCAGGATGGGACAGATGTCACCTGAAGAGCTGGTCGGTAATCCACACGAGTTTGATTATGAAAATGG